CTGAACGAGACGCCCTTCTCACAAACAAACCGGGGCATCCCAGGTCGCCAGGGCTACGGCTCGCGCTTGCGGCGCTTGGTGATCGGGTGGGCCACCTCGGGGTCGGCGGGCGGGTCCAGCTCGACCTCGGTGCCGTCCACCAGCGTGAGGCGGGTGAGCCAGAAGCGGTGGCGCTTGTGGTAGTACCACCGCACGGCCCGCAGCGAGGCCACCATAAGCCCCCGCAGGTCGGGGTGGTCCGGGGTGACGCCCTCCAGGGCCGCCAGGAAATGCTGGAGGCCCAGGTGGCGCTGCTTCTGATCGCCCAGGCCCACGGGGCCGCCCTGGAGGGTCGCCAGGCGGGACTCCAACCGCTGGGTGTCGGCCCGCAGGGCGCCCAGCTGGGCCACCATTTCCGCCTCGGTGATGGCGCCTGTCGCCCCGAACCGGATGATCCGCTGGTTCGCCTGGCGCAGCGTCAGCAGCTCGGCCTGGAGCGCCACCACCTCCTCGGACGCCCCGGCCCGAGCAGGCTGGGTCTGTAGCTCCGCGATCCGCCCCGCCAGGCGCACCAGCACCCCCGGCAGCGCCTGGCGCAGCGCGTCGAGCGTCAACGTGTGGGCGTAGTCGAAGTTCAGCATCCGGCGGCCGGGGCACGGCTCGGGGAGCACGTCGGACATATCCGGGCAGGCGTAGTACCAGCGCAGCACGCCGCCCCGGAGGTTTGCGAACGACCGCATGGGGCGGTCGCAGCTGGGGCACCGCAGGATGCCCGAGAGGGGCCGCTGGACGGCGTGGCGCCGGGGCTGCTCCTTGCGCTCGGCCACCATCGCCCGCGCCCGCTCCCACGTCTCCACGCTCACGATCGGGGGCCACACCAGGCTGGGCACGATGGCGTGCCCCTCGGTGGCCTGCCCCCGGCGGCGCTTGTGGGGCTTGCGCCACTCCTGGAGCCCGGCATAGGTGGCGTTTCGGATGATGGTCGCGATCCGCAGCTTGCCCCACTCGCCGGGGATGCCCCGGTCGCGCACCTGGCGCCCGATCCAGGCGTGCCCGCGCCCGGCGAGATACCACGCGAAGATCTCGCGCACGATGGCCGCCTGGTCCTCCACCACCTCAAACGTCTTGCGGCCCTCGGGGGTGTACACCGCCTTGTAGCCGAACGGCACGCGGTGGCCGTAGTACAGCCCGGCCTTCGCCTTCGCCTCCCGGCCCGCCTGGGTGCGGCGCCGGATCACCTCGCGCTCGAACCCGGCCACCGAGCCCAGCAGCCGGAACGTCAGGCGCCCCTCCGGGCTGTCGGCCTCGGCCTGGGAGAAGGCCCAGCGGGTGGTGGGCGTGATCAGATCCACGCGGGCCACGCGGAACACCTCGCGCACCCGCTCCAGCTCGGCCATTGAGGTCGTGCGCGTGAGGCGGTCGAACGCCACCACGAACACCGCCTCCACCGCCCGCGTCTCCACCAGGGCGAGCAGCGCCTGGAAGGCGGGGCGGCCGTCCTTGGCCCCCGAGTACACCTCGGTCAGCACCTCGGCCACGGCGTACCCCTCGCGGGCCGCCAGCTCCTCCAGCTTGGCCTGCTGGCGTGGGATCGAGGCCCACTCGGCCGGGCCGTGATCCTGGCCCGCCGTGGACACCCGGCAGTAGATGGCCGCCCGCTTCATCCCCCGCGCCCCTGCCGCCACAGCTCGATCCGCAGCGCGGCGGCCTCCACCGACACGCCGGCGGCCTCGGCCAGCTGCCACGGCTCCCACTCCTCCCGCTCGGCCTGGCGCACCAGCTCCTCGGGCATCAACCGCGCCAGCGCCCACACCATCGCCCGCCGAGACAGCCGCCGCTTCACGCGCTCGGGCAGCAGGTAGTCGCCCGGCTCAGGTGGCCCCTCCAGCGCCAGGCGCCCCAGGCTGTACGCCAGCTCCTCGCGGGCCAGCGTGGCCGGCAAACGCCGGTGCAAGCTCACCAGCACCACCGGCCCCGCCCGCATCACCAGGCTGGCGGTGGGCAGGTCAGCAGACAAGCGGACAACAACCCGGTGCCGCCGCATCACGCGGCGAAGATCCCCTGACGTCATCGGCGATCAGGCCCCGGTCGTGCCCTCGGCGGTCAGGCGCCGGGCCTCCAGCACCATCCGCTCCAGGTGGCGGAACACGTTGCGGCGCTCGTCGGGCGCCTGGCTCCAGAACCCCGGCTCGCTGAGCAGGCCGAAGGTAAGCCCGGCCGCCTCGGCCTCCTGGATGACGGAGCGCTCGTGGGCCGTGGGCGGGTGCTGCCCCTCGGCGAACGGCCACTCCGCCTCCCCGCCGACGCGCAGCTCGTCCAGCAGACCCGCCGTGCGGTCGGCAAGGGCGGCCGCCCGGTCTGGCCCGAGCCGGTCGAAGTCGGCCCAGGCCAGCAGCTCGGTCAACTCAACGCCCAGGTGCGGTGCGATCCGCGCCAGCTGGTCCTCGGTGGGCGTCCGCTTGCCCAGCTCGATGCTGCTGATGTTGGCGGCGGGCACTCCCGAAAGCTGGGCCAGGCGGTAGCGCGACAGGCCCGCGCTTAAGAGCGCCCGCGTGAACCGCTGGGGAAAAACGAGCGGCGTCTCCATCGGATCGGCATACCCCCAGCTGTCAGCATACCCCTCCCTTCGGCATAAATAAATACTGATCACAATGCTTGATTAATAATCAAAAACGATTATTATTAAGTCGTACCGGGTTATCGAAAGGAGGTGAACGTGATGGACGCATACCCGCGTCGGCGCAGCGTCCGGCTGTCGCCGATGAAGCGGCTACGGATGGAGGCCGGGTTTACCCAACGAGAGATCGCCCAGGCGATCGGGGTGAGCCTGCCGACGGTCCACCGCTGGGAGGCGGGCCAGGGGAGCCCTCGGGTCGAGGTGGCCTCCAGGCTGGCCGCGCTGCTGACCACCCTGCTGGGCCGCCCCGTGGCGGTGGCCGACCTGTGCGAACGGCGGGGCGCGTGAGCCCGCAGCCGTTTGACGACCTGTTGCGCTGGCTGCTGGCCGAGGCGCAACGCAACGAACCGGCCCGCAAGGCCGCGTAAGGAGAACACCCGTGGAGATCAACTGGAGTGAACACGTAAAGCCCCACGAGCGGCAGCTGGCGCTCGACCACTTCGGCGCCTCGCTGGCGCGGGTGGAGGAGGCGGTGGGTGGCCTGGCCGAACTGGTGCAGGCGATGCAGGCCCAGGTGGTGGCCTTGCGGTCCGACCCCACCGACTGGGACGGCCGGGTGGAGGTGATGGCTGCGGCGGCCAACCTGCACTCGCGGGTCTACTACATGAGCTTCGACCTGGCCCGGCTTTCGAGCGACCACAACGCGCTGCTGATGAAGCTCCAGCGTCAGAACCTGGTGACGGTGCTGGGCCTGGAGGCGGTCGAGGGCGTGAGCCCCGAGGCCGAGGCGGCGTGATGCGCGTCGGTCCCGAGCTGTTCCCCTGCGTCGTCGCGGACTCGCGAGCCAGGGCCGCCGCCAAGCTGTACCCCGTCGCCCCCTCGGCCCTGGGCCGCTGGCTGCGCCGGATCGCCAAAAAATGGACCGCCCACGCCTGCCAGCGCGAGCGGTCCCGTGTGAGCCCCCCTGTGAAGAAGTGCCCTTCCCAGCATAGCACCTGGGCACGGGCGGTCAAGGAGAACCAACGATGAGGAACCCCCAACCGCAACCCCCCGAGAGCCTGGTGCTCAAGGGCGTGGACGTGGCCCCGCATATGATGACCCTGCCCGGCGGGCTGTACCTCAAGGTGCCGGGTCGCTACCTGCTGTTCCGCCAGGACCACCCGCTGGGGCGGGTGGAGACCTCGCCGCACCTGATCGACCTGGAGCGCGGGATCGCGATCTTCATCGCGAAGGTGTACACCGCCGAGGGCCAGCTGCTCGCCACCGCCACGGGGAGCGAGACGATGCGGGGATTCCCCGCCGGGTGGATCGAGAAGGCCGAGACGGTGGCCGAGGGCCGGGCGCTGGCGAAGGCCGGGTATGGCACGCAGTTCGCCACCGCCGACTTCCACGGCCAGGAGGCGCTGGAGCGCGACGCCACCAACGACCACGGCAAGCTGGCCGACGCCCCGGTGAGCGCCAAAAAGGGGCGGGGCGCCGGGGCGCCCGTGTCGCCCGACGAGGAGCGGCGGCTCGCCATCGCCAGCCTGAACGACGTGAAGAAGCGCCTCAACCTGAGCCGCACCGAGGTGGAGCGGGTGGCCGGCGAGCAGTTCGGCCTGCCCATCCCCGACCTGACCGCCAGCCAGATCCGGGCGCTGGTGGCCACGTTCGAGGTGAACGGGGGTGGCGAGGATAGCGATTCCGAGCGCCACGCTGCCCAGCAAGGCGCCTCCGGGGAGGTGGCGTGATGCGTAACACGTTCGACCCGATCGATGCCGGGGCCAGCGAGGCCCCGGAGGACACCCAGGAGGGCGAGGGCACGCTGTGGCCCGAGGGCTTCCGCCTGGACTCCGAGGAGGCGGCGGAGTGGGTGGTGGACAAGCTGCTCACCTACGAGGAGCGCCTGGCCCGGCTGGATCGCCAGTACAAGCGGACGCGGGCCGCGCTGGTGCGCGAGAAGGAGAGCTTCTCGGCCCGCTTCCTGGTTCCCCTCCAGGTGTGGGCGGGTCACCAGCTGGGGCGCGGGAGCCGAACGGTCCACCTGCTGGCCGGCTCGCTGTCGTTCCGGCGGGTGAAGGGTGGGCCCAAGGTGCTCGACGCGGACGCCGTGCTGCGGTGGGCCGACGAGGCCTTGCCCGAGGCGGTGGTGGAGCAGGTGACGCGGCGGATCGACGCCCAGGCGCTGCGCGAGTACGTGCTGCGCGAGGGTGAGATCCCGCCGGGTGTGAGCCTGATCGAGGACCACGACGCCTTCTACGTGCGGGCTCCCAAGGCCCAGGAGGTGGAGTGATGCCCCGTATACGGCAGATCCGCCCCGAGTTCTGGAGCGACGAGAAGGTCACCCGGCTGTCGTTCGGCGCCCGGCTCCTGCTGATCGCCTTGTGGTCGTTCGCCGACGACCACGGACGCGGCCGGGCCTACCCCCGCGAGCTGGCCGGGTTCGCCTTCCCCACCGACGAGGTGGAGGTCGAGCCGCTGCTGACCGAGCTGGCGGGCTCGGGCATCGTCCACTTCTTCCTGGTGGACGGCCTGCCCATGTACCACCTGCCCAACTGGCGCAAGCACCAGAAGGTGGACCGGCTGCTGCCCTCCAGGCTCCCCGACCCCACCCCCTACTGCGGCGCCTGCCGGGTGGCCTCCGGTCCCTCGGTGCTCGCCGAGGTGGCCGCCACGATCCCCGCCCGCACCCAGCGAGCCGACGTTGAACCCAGCAGCGACGCGGCGCCGGGTGAATCAGCGGGCCGTCCCTGTCGCGATCAGGAACGTGTCCCTGATCCGATCAGCGAGCCGTCCCTGAGTGGAAATAGGAACTTGGAAATCGGAAATAGTAATTCGGGATCATGCGTCGAGGAGGAGGAGGCGCCGGGCTGCGAGGTCGAGGCCGACACGATCACGCTCGCCCACCGGGATCGGCTCCAGCCGCTGCTCCAAGGCACGATGTTCTCGCCCCGCGACGTGCCCGGCCGCGTGCTCGCCATCATCTCCCGCAAGGGCCAGCGGCGCCGCAACGGCCCCGAGGTGTACGAGGCCGCCCGCGAGCTTGCCGAGGACGCCGACCGCTACGTGGGCTGGCTGGTGGAGGCGCTGAGGCGGGCCCGCTCCAACGCGAAGCCCTCGATGCTGCTCGACTACGCCGCCGGGGTCATCGCCCGCGCCCTGGAGGGCGGGGAGGACCTGGCGAAGGTGGTGGAGGTGGCCGCCGTCCCCCAGGCACAGGGCGAGCCCGCCGCCTGGAAGGAGGTGTGGTGATGCGCGGCCTGTACCTGGCCGACCCGCGCTGCCCCCGCTGCGACGGGAGCGGCATCGAGGAGGTGCTGACCCGGTGCTGCGGCGCCACGCCCGCGTGGGCCAAGGCGTGCGGGTGCAACGCCGACGGGATGGTGGCCGACTACGAGCCGTGCGCCTGTCTGCGCCCGGTGTCGCCTGCCGGCCTCGCCTGGGGAGGTGCCGATGTGGGCGCCTGATCAGGCGGTGGGCCTGGAGGTGGTGCGCGAGCCGGTCGAGCACCCCGATCCCACCTGCCGGACGTGCGACGGCTCGGGCCTGCGGGCCGTCACCGTGGCCGGTTGGACCTCGGTGGGTGACTACGGCCAGGGGTTCTACACCGAGGACGTGGTGGACGCCCCGTGCGCCTGCGTCGTGGTGGAGTACCGCCTGGTGAAGCGCCCCCGGCCGATCCCTGCGACCCAGGGGTGCGAGGAGGTGCCGTTTTGAACGCGCTGTCGCTGGCCCTCCGGGCGATGCTGGAGGGGGTGCCCACCCTGCCGGTGTGCGAGGTCTGTGGCCCGCGCCGGGCGGCGGTGGACCTGCCGGGGATGGGTACGGTGGAGGTGCGGGTGCCCTGCCCGCACCAGGAAGCCGAGTTCGTCCAACGGCGGGCCGACGAGGCCCGGCGGGAGGCCCGCCAGGTGTGGGCGCAGACCCACGGCGAACAGCTGCCGGCCCGCGAGGGCGCCGGGGTTCGCCTGGCCGATCTCCGGGACGTCGCCGGGCAACGCGAGGGGCGACGGGTGGCCGAGCGCTACCTGGCGACCTTCGCCGCCCGGCGGGTGGACGGAACCGGCCTGGTGTTCACCGGCCCGGTGGGCACGGGCAAGACCGCCGTGCTGGCTGCGCTGGTGAACGAGGTCGAGGCGGGCGATTGGACGGTCGCCTGGTGCTCGGCCCCGGAGCTGCCCCGGCGGCTGCGGGACTTCGACAAGGCCCCGGCGTACCTCGCCGCGCTGCGGGCCGCTGACGTGCTGGTGATCGACGAGTTCGGCCTGGAGCGGGCCACGGAGTTCACCTCGGTGGAGATCTTCGACCTGATCGATCACCGCTACCGGGCGAAGGCGCCCCTGTTGCTCACCACCAACCTGTCGTCGGCCGAGCTGGCCGACCACTACACCCGCTGCCTGACGCAAGGCCGCGACCGGCTCCCCCCCCACGAGGCCGAGCTGATGGTGCATCGCGTCCTCTCCCGCATCCGGGAGCGGTGCCTGCCCGTTCGCTTCACCGGCCCCGATCTCCGCCAGGCGCTGAAGGCGACCTGGCTCACCACGGAGGACACCCCATGAGCAAGACGTACAACCGCGTGACCCTGGTCGGCCGCCTGGGCAAGGACCCCGAGTGCAAGGTGCTGTCGCCCGAGTCGATGATCACCGAGCTGCGGATCGCCACCAACCACTGGGACGGCAAGGCCAAGGCCGAGGTCGCCACCTGGCACTCGGTCAAGGTGGTGGGCAAGCGCGCCGAGAAGGTGGCCGAGTGGTGCCACAAGGGCGATCTCGTCCTGGTCGAGGGCGAGATCCGGGAGGAGAGCTGGACCGACAAGGCCAGCGGCGAGCCCCGGCGCAAGACCGTCGTCCTGGCCTTCGACGCCACCAACCTGTCGGGCAAGGGCGCCCAGGCCGGGGGCGCGTCCGACGAGGACATGCCCTGGTGAGCGCCCGTGGCTCCAGCCTGGAGGCCCTGGTGGCACACAGCGCCAAGGGCCTCGACGCCTGGGGCCTGTGCCTCCGGCAGACCTCGCCCCGGTTCGTGGGGCGGGTCTTGCCGGGCGGCCAGGCCGTGGGCCGCCTGATGGGGCACGGTGGGTTGGACTTCGCGGGCGACTGGTGGGGGCGTGCCGTCACGTTCGACGCCAAAAGCTCCAAGCTCAAGACCCGTCTGCCGTTCGACAACCTCAAAGAGCACCAGGTGGAGATCGTGCGGGGGGCGCACGAGCGCGGCGGCATCGCCTTCTTCCTGGTCGAGCTGGCCGCGCTCGAGCGCCCCCGATACCTCGCCCTCACCTGGAGCGTGCTGCGCCCCTGGTGGGACCGCCGCCTGGTGGACAAGTCGATTCCCGTGCCCGTGCTGCTGGAGCGGTGCCCTGAGTTCCACCTGAAAGGCAAGCGGCTCGACCTGCTGGACGGCCTGCGCCGCCTGGACGAGGCCGAGCCCGCCCCAGCCGACCGCCTCATTCTCTCCCCCCATCGTAGAAAGGAATCCCGATGACCACGCTGACCCCCAACGCCCTGACGGTGCTCCAGAAGCGCTACCTGCTGCCCGGCGAGACCCCCGACGCGATGTTCCGCCGCGTTGCTTGCTTGCTGGCCGAGACGGGCGCCCGGTACGGCCACACGCCCGAGGTGATCGCCCACAACACCGAGCGGTATCACCGCGTGATGGCCGCGCTGGACTTCCTGCCCAACTCCCCCACCCTCGCCAACGCGGGCGCCCGCACCGGCCAGCTCTCGGCCTGCTTCGTGCTGCCCGTGGAGGACGACCTGGAGGGCATCTTCGAGAGCGTCAAGCACGCCGCGCTGATCCACAAGACGGGCGGCGGCACCGGCTTCTCCTTCTCCCGCCTGCGCCGTGCGAACGCCGTGGTGGCGGGCACGGGCGGCGCCTCCAGTGGCCCGATCTCCTTTATGGAGGTGTTCAACGCCGCCACCGAGTCGATCAAACAAGGCGGGATGCGGCGCGGCGCCAACATGGGCATCCTGCGGGTGGACCACCCCGACATTCTCGCCTTCATCGACCACAAGGCCGACCTCTCTAAGCTCACGAACTTTAACGTGTCCGTGGCCATCACCGACGCCTTTATGGCGGCGGTGGAGGCGGGCACTGAGTACGACCTGGTGGACCCGCACGACGGCCAGGTGGTGGGGCGCCTGGACGCCGGCACCGTGTGGCGCCGCGTGATCGAACGGGCGTGGGGCTCGGGCGAGCCGGGCGTGGTGTTTATCGACCGGATGAACAAGGACTGCCCGGTGCCCTGGCTGGGCGGCTACGAGGCCACCAACCCGTGCGGCGAGCAGCCGCTGTTGCCCTACGAGAGCTGCAACCTGGGCTCGATCAACCTGGAGAACTTCGTGGTGGAGCGCGAGGGCGCCCCGGCGGTCGATTGGGAGCGGCTGGCCGAGGTGGTGTGGACGGCGACCCAGATGCTCGACGCCGTGATCGACGCGAACGTCTACCCCATCCCCCAGATCGGCGAGGTGTCGCGGGCCACGCGCAAGATCGGCCTCGGCGTGATGGGCTTCGCCCGGATGCTGTACCGCCTGGGCGTGGCCTACGGCGCCCCCGAGTCGCAGCAGCTCGCCGGGCACCTGATGAGCTTCATCGACTACCACTCCAAGTACGCCAGCGTGGACCTGGCCCGCGAGCGGGGCGCCTTCCCCGCCCTGGCCGGGCACGAGGACGCCTTCACCGCGATCTTCTCCCGCTGGTGCCGCGAGCGCCAGGCGCACCCGCACCGCCACCCGGAGGTGCGGTACGACTGGCTGGCGGTGATGGCGGGCGCCCACGGCCTCCGCAACAGCACCACCACCACCATCGCCCCCACCGGCACCCTGTCGCTCATCGCGGGAACCTCGGGCGGGTGTGAGCCCGCCTTCGCCCTGGCCTTCCGCCGCTGGCAGGCCGAGACGCACATGATCGAGGCCGACCCGGTGTTCCGCGCTTACTGCGAGGGCGGGGCGATCGGGTGGAGCGAGGCGCTGGAGGGGGCGCTGGACGCCAGCCACGGCTCGCTGGTCGAGGTCGTGCGGGAGCTCGGCGAGGGGGCGCCCGAGGCCCTGGTGCAGGCCGCCGCCGTGTTCCGCGTGGCCCACGACGTGAGCCCCGGCGAGCACGTGGGCATCCAGGCCGCGTTCCAGGCCTTCAACGACTCGGCGACCTCCAAGACGATCAACTTCGCCCACGGGGCGAGCGTCGAGGAGGTGGCCGAGGCGTACCGCCTGGCGTGGGAGACGGGGTGCAAGGGCATCACGATCTACCGCGACGGGTGCCGGGCCTGGCAGCCGCTCTCCACCACCGCGCCCAAGGAGGCCGAGGTGCTGGCGGTGGCGCCCGTGGCCGCCCCGGAGGAGGGCGGGTGCCCGTCGTGCGGCGGGCCGGTGGTGGCGGCCGAGGGGTGCGAGAGCTGCCCGTCGTGCGGCTGGTCGGCCTGCTCGGTGGCGTGAGGCGCAAGGGCGCCGGGGCAACCCGGCGCCCGCTTTGAAAGGAGATCCCGATGGAGGAGACAACCCAGGACCGGATCGACGTGCTCGATCAGGGGTTCGTGCGCCTGGTGGACGCGATGGGGGGCGACGCGGCGGTGGTGCAGGCCGCCCGTGTGAGTTACGGGGCGGGGACGAAGACGGTGCGGGACGATGCCCGCCTGATCGACTACCTGATGCGGCACGACCACACGAGCCCGTTCGAGATGGTGGAGCTGAAGCTGCACGTGAAGGCGCCGCTGTTCGTGGCCCGCCAGTGGCTGCGCCACCGGACGGCCTCAGTGAACGAGGTGTCGGCCCGCTACTCGGTGGTGCCCGCCGAGGCGTACCTGCCGACACCGGAGGCCCTGCGGGGCCAGGGGAGCCGCAACCGCCAGGTGGGCGACGGCGAGCTGCACCCGGCCTTCCGGGACACGGGGGCGGGGGCGATTGAGCAGGCCACGGAGTACGCCTTCGCCAGCTACGAGGCCCTGATCGCGGACGGCCACGCCCGCGAGCTGGCCCGGATGGTGCTGCCGCTCAACACCTACACCGAGTGGTATTGGAAAATCGACCTCCACAACCTGCTGCGCTTCCTGGAGCTGCGGCTGCACCCACACGCCCAGGCCGAGATCCGGGTGTACGCCGAGGCCGTGCTGGCGTTCGCCCGGCGTGTGGCCCCGGTGAGCGTGGCGGCGTGGGCGGAACACCGCCAGGGGGCCGTGCGCCTTTCGCGCAGCCAGGTGGCGGCCCTGGGGGCCTGGCTGGGGAGCCGGGCGGAGGAGGCCCCTGTGGCCGTCCGGGAGATCCTGGATAAATTGTGTTCGAGTTAGGTTAATACTCAGCACGCGTGGAATAATCCCATCGAGCAACCGACCCACATATCAGACCTGATCACCACCAACAGCAGGAGACCCTTACAGATGCAGCACCACATCCAGATCGACACCGACACCCTGCGGGATTACCTGATGGGTGGGTTCCCTCGGGGTTATGACTTCGTGCCCGCATACACCGGCACCCAGCTGGTGGAGACGGAGAAAACGGGCGGATGTTTTACGCAGGTGGATTGCCTGGGCTCGCCCAAGCTCAAGGCGGCGTTCGTGGAGCACATGGACGGCAACACCTTCGGCCTCCAGGTGCCCCACGGGCGCATCGCCGCCATCCTGAACGGCTGGCACACCGAGCAGCCGCAGACCACCCGCGAGGAGCACCTGAACTGCCTGTACCTGGCCCTTTACTGGCTCATTTACGACCGGCCCAAGGGTGTCACCCAGGCGGTGGTGGCCGAGCGGATCGGGGTCACGGAGCGGACGGTGCGCCGCTGGCTGCGCGAGGCACTGGAGCGCGTGATCGCCGAGCTGCAACCGCAACCCGCCTCCTTCGTCCTGGCGCGAGCCCCCGTGTACCACCTTGTCCGCTGAATTGTCCGGGCAGGCGACCTTGTGAGCGTCCTGTGACCGGCGTTACGGTGTAAGCACGGGGTGTTCTCCTGCCCTAACGAGGGGCCGCTGGCGCAAGCTGGTGGCCCCTTGTGCTGTGGAGGTGTGTCGTGCGACCACTCGCCATCGCCGGGTTCGCCGGCTCGGGTAAGACCACCCTCGCCAAGGCGCTCGTTCGGTACGGCTACCAGCGGCGCTCCCTCGCCGATGGGCTCAAGGCGATCCTCGCGGTCACGCTTGGGCGCACCTTGGACCACGCGGCCGACCGGGGCACGCTGCAAGCCCTCGGGGCGGCGGCCCGCTCGCCATCGTGGTGCCACGTGGCCGAGGCCCTGGCGGTCGATCCCGCCATCCGCAAGAGCCGCCAGGCGGTGGCCTGCGCGGAGCTGGTGACCGCCGTGCTGGGGCGCGGGCTCGACGCCGAGGGGTTCGACCTGTGGTGGGACCGGGTTCGACGGATGGAGGGGGCGCTGTACACCGGCGACCCACCCGCCGCGCGGGGCTGGGGCGCTCCCGACTATTGGGTGGAGGCCCTGTTGGCCCGGCTGGTTCCCATCGAGGGGCCAGTGGTGGTGGACGACCTCCGCTTTCCCAACGAGGCCCAACGCCTGCGGGCGGCGGGCTTCCGCCTGGTTCACCTGGCCGGTGACGCCCACCAGGCGGCCCACCGGCTCGTCGTGCGCGACGGCCTGTGTCCGTCTGGCCTGCACCTTCACCCGTCGGAGCGGGCGCACCTCGGGATCGACTTCGACCTCGTGCTCTCGGCCGACGCCCCACCTGAACGACTGGTCGAGCTGGTGCTCGACTCGGAGACCGTGCCCGATGCCCTGTGACGCCTTGATCGCCCAGGTGATGCCCCTCGCCCTCGCCGCCTACCGGCGGGAGTGTCGGCTGCGGGGCCGCCTCGGGGCGAAGCGCTGGCTGTGGGATCGCGAGGGCACGTTCTACGGGCTGTGCGAGAACCTGAACCCGGCCGAGCGGGAGATCGTGCGGGAGGCCATCCTGCGCGAGGACCGGCTGGGGCGGGTGCGGGTGAGCGCCGACGACCTGGAGGGCAACCGGCGGCGGCCGGGGGTGTGGGAGTGAGCGCCCGCGCCCTAGACGGCCTGGGGCTCGACTTCGTGGACGCCCAGGTGGTGCGCCAGCTGCTGGACGCCCTACGCGTCACCTCCTACTCGCGGGCGCCCCGCGTGCGGGCGCTGATCGTGGTGGAGGTGGGCGAGGACGGCCGCGACCGTGGCTTCTATGTCTCGCAGTACGTCTCCCACGAGGTGCCCGTGGTGCTGGACGCCGTGGAGCCTGATTGATCGACTTTCTGGGCCGCCGTGCGCTTCGCTACCGCTACGGACCGGAACGGGTGTGGGGGGTGGCCGAGGGTGCCTCGGTTCACCCGCCCCCTGATTGAGGCACGCCGTGACCTACCGCATCATCCTCGCCGATCCCCCCTGGGCCTACCACTCCCGCTCGACCTGGAAGAAGTCGAACGCGGGCGGCGGGCTGCGCGGGGACTACCCGGTGATGCCCACCGCCGAGATCGCCGCGCTGCCCATCGGGGAGCTGGCCGACACGGACGCCGCGCTGTGCCTGTGGGCCACCTGGCCGAACCTGCCCGACGCCCTGGCGGTGATGGGCGCCTGGGGGTTCAAGTACCGCACCGTCGCCTTCGTGTGGGTGAAGACCACCCGCCGAGGCCACACCTTCGTCGGGCCGGGCCACTACACCCGATCCAACACCGAGATCGTGCTGCTGGGCGTGCGGGGCCGAATGACGCCCGCCGCCCGCAACGTGTCCCAGGTCGTTCACGCCCCGCACCCAAGGGACGCGGACGGCCGCATCATCCACAGCCGCAAGCCCGCCGAGGTGCGCGAGCACATCGTGGCCCTGTTCGGCGACGTGCCGAGGGTCGAGGTGTTCGCCCGCGAGGCGGTGGCGGGGTGGGACGCGCTGGGGAACCAGGCGCCCGTGAACCCCGTGACCCTGCGCCCGCGTGGCGCGTGAAGCAGATGACGACCGCCTATTCGGCACGACCCGAGGAGGTGATCCGATCCACCCCGGTGCAAGGCCGGGCGCCGGTCCCCTCGCGGGGCCGGATGTTTGAGGAACCCCGATGCCGTACCGCAGCACCAAGACCTTCGGCCACGACCTCGGCCTGAGCGCCTGCTTCCGCCAGTGGCGGGCCACCCACTCCCATTGCCGCCACCTCCACGGTTACGCCCTGGCGGTCACGCTGGTGTTCGAGGCTGACAGCCTGGATGACCGGCGCTGGGTGGTGGACTTCGGGGGGCTCAAGGCCGTGAAGGCCTGGCTGTCGGCCACCTTCGACCACAAGACGCTGGTCGCCCACGACGACCCCGAGCTGGAGACGTTCCGGGCGCTCCACGCGGCGGGCCTGGTGGACCTGGTGGTGGTGCCCCACGTGGGCTGCGAGGCGTTCGCCGAGCGGGTGGCCGGGTTCGTGACCACCTGGCTGGAGGGCGTGTGCGAGGACCGCGTGCGGCTGGTGTCGGTGGAGGTGCGCGAGCACGGCGCCAACAGCGCCGTCTATGTGCCGGGCGGTGCAGGATGACCCGATACGTCGTCAACGAGCACTTCCTGGCCTTCCAGGGCGAGGGCGTCCACAGCGGGCGTACCAGCTACTTCATCCGGCTCCAGGGCTGCGACCAGCGCTGCACCTGGTGTGACGCGGCGGGCACCTGGCACCCGGCCTGGCGGCCCGACGGCCTGCGGGCGCTCACGGCCCCCGAGGTCGGGGCGCTGATCCGGGCACCCTACCTGGCCCCGGTGATCGTGACCGGGGGCGAGCCCACGCTGTACAACCTCGGCCCCCTGGTGGACGAGATCCACCGGCTGGGGCGCAACGTCCACCTGGAAACCGCCGGGCACCTCCCGATCCGCACCGAGGCGCCCCTGGACTGGATCACGCTCTCGCCCAAGCCCCGCGCCACGCCGCCGCTGCCCGAGAACGTGCGCCTGGCCAACGAGTTCAAGGTGATCGTGGAAGACACCTGGTCCCTGGTGCGCTCCCTGGAGCTGATCGAGGGGCGCCAGCCGGGCGCCACCGTGTGGCTGCACCCCGAGTGGTCCAAGCGCCACGACCCGGCCCTGCTCGACTTCATCTCGCAAACCGTCACCGCCGGGGTCGGCCTCCGGGCCGGCTACCAGCTCCACAAGCTCTACCGCGTCGATCAGCGTGACCCGCACGCCGAGAAACGCGCCATCCCCCTGGGAGGCGACCCCGACAATGGACCCTCGATCTGACGCCCGCTGGCCGATCTGGGAGCGAGACGCCGTGCTCGCCCACGTGCGCGGCCTGCTCGCCGCCATCGGCGAGGACCCCACCCGCGAGGGGCTGGAGGACACGCCCAAGCGCGTGATCAAGGCCCTGTGCGAGCTGACGGCGGGGTACGCGGCCGACCCGGCCACGATCCTCTCGCGCACCTTCGACCTGGACGACGACGACGCCGGGGTGCGGTACGGGGGCATCGTGCTCCTGCGCGGCATCGAGTTCCACAGCCTGTGCGAGCACCACATGCTCCCCTTCTCCGGGGTGGCCCACGTGGCCTACCTGCCGGGTGCGGGCGGGCGCGTGGTGGGGATCAGCAAGCTGGCCCGGCTGGTCGAGGCCTTCGCGAAGCGCCTCCAGGTGCAGGAGCGAATGACCGCCCAGGTGGCCGACGCCATCGCGGCCGAGCTGCGGGCCGAGGGCGTGTTCGTGGTGCTCGAGGCCGCCCACCAGTGTATGCGGATGCGCGGCGTCGCCAAGCAACAGTCCGTGATGACCACCAGCGAGGTCCGGGGCGTGTTCGCCACCAACCCCGAGGCCCGCGCTGAAGCCCTGTCCCTGATCCTCGGAGGCTCCCGATGACCGCCCCCCGCTCCATCGTCGTCCTTTCCGGCGGCCAGGACTCGATCACGACGGCCTACGCCGCCGCCCGCGAGTCCACCCTGGTGGGCGCGATCCACTTCCGCTACGGCCAGCGCCACGCCATCGAGCGCGAGGCCGCCGAGTGGGTGGTGCAAGACCTGGGCATCCCCCTCCAGGTGTGCGACGTGGAGGCCCTGGGCCAGCTGGGGAACAGCGCCCTGGTGGACGGCGGGGCGGGCGACATAGGCGCCGCGCACGCCAGCCTCGGCGACCTCCCCGCCTCCTTCGTGCCCGGCCGCAACCTGGTGTTCCTCACCCTCGCCGCCGCCTACGCGATGAAGGTCGGCGCCACCCAGGTCTGGACCGGGGTGTGCGAGGCGGATTATTCGGGGTATCCCGACTGTCGGGGCACCACGCTCGACGCGCTCCAGGCCGCCGTGCGCCTGGGGATGGCCTTCCCCGAGGTGGAGATCGTGGCGCCGCTCCTGTCGCTCAGCAAGGCCGCCACGTTCGGCCTGGCCGAGGAGCTGGGGGTGCTGCCCGTGGTGATCGAGCGGTCCCACACGTGCTACGAGGGCGACCGCTCCCAGCGCCACCCCTGGGGCTACGGCTGCGGCGTGTGCCCGGCCTGCCGGGTGCGGGAACGGGGCTGGATCGCCTACCGGGCGGCGGCCGAAGACACGGTGATCCGATGATGGCCGTGGCGGGGTCGCTGCTGGTGGGGGCGGTCGTGGGGGCGGTGTTCGGCCTGGCCGGGCTCCCGATCCCCGCTCCCCCCACCCTCGCCGGGGTGGCGGGCGTGGTCGGCGTGTGGCTGGGCTACACCGTGGCCGGGTGGGCCTGATGTGGCTCCACCTGGTCGATAACTCCGGGGACCGTGGACAGTACGCGGCCCTCGTAGAGGCCGGCTACCGCAGCCACCTGCTCAGCTACGCCCACCGCGGAGCGGAGCGGCTATTCGCGTCTGCGTGGGAGAAAATGATGTATCTGCACCTGGCGAACTCCAACGGCGTTCCCGAGTGCTGGGTGGCGTCCGCTGAGGCGGGCCACCGGAGCAGCCTGCTGTCGTACGAGTACAAGAACACCGAGCGCGCCATCGCGGCGGGCTGGGGGCACCTGGCCGACAAGGCAGGCCCGGCGACTGATCGTCGCGCCCGCGTGCTGATCGACTCGGGGGCGTTCACCGCGTTCACCCAGGGCAAGCTCATCCGGCCCGAGGAATACGCCGAGTGGGCCCACGGCTTCCGGGGCCGGTGGTCCGAGAAGCTGGCCTTCCTGCGGTTCTTCAACCTCGACGTGATCGGGGACCAGGACGCCTCCTGGAAGAACCAGGCCGTGATCGAGCGGGCGGGCATCCCCGTCATCCCGATCGTGACCTACGGGGCGGACCTCAAGCACGTGGAGCGGGCCCTGGAGTACGACTATTTCGCCCTCGGGGGCCTGGTCCCCTACGCCAAGGACCGGGAACGCCTCGGGGCCTGGCTGGACCGCTGCTTCGCCGTCGTGACACAGGCGTACAGGCGGCGGGGCGTGATGCCCAAGGTACACCTCCTGGGCATCGCCCAGAAGTGGGCCATCGAACGCTATCCGTGCTACTCGTCGGACGTCAGCAGCTGGATCTCCGGCCTGCGGTTCGGCAAGACCTCGGCCCTCGGCTCGCAGCGCAGCCTGCCCAAGTACGCCCAGGCCCGAGAGGTCAACATCTACTCGCTGCGCCACGAGGTCCAGAAGTACCAGGCGATGGAGCGCGGCGCGACGGCCCTGTGGGCGCGGAGGGGAATCACTTGGACCGACTGACGATCAAGCGGGTGAAGGTGGCGGCCATCGAGCCGAACCCGTGGAACCCCAACCGGATGAGCGAACGGGTGTTCGAGGCCGAGAAGGAGAGCATCCTGGCCTTCGGCTTCATCGACCCCATCACCGTGCGCCCCGCCCCCGAGGGCGACGGCTACCAGATCATCGACGGGGAGCACCGCTTCCGCGTCCTCTCCTCGCTCATCGAGGACGGGGTGCCGCCCGGCGTGAGCGAAGACCTCAAGGCGCTGGTAAAGGCCGCCGAGGTGCCCGCCATCGTGCTGGACGTGCCCGACGCCTGGGCCAAGAAGCTGACGGTGATCCTGAACGAGACGCGGGGCAAGGCCGACCCGCTCGCCCTCGGCGAGCTGCTGGCCGACCTCGCCCAGGACGGCGACCTCGACGCGCTCCGCAAGGGCCTTCCCTTCTCCGAGGCCGAGCTGGAGGAGCTGGTGAAGGTGGGCGAGTTCGATTGGGACCAGTTCAACGCCGGGGCCGACGAACCCGGCGAGCCCGCCGACGAGCCCCAGGCCGAGCGGTGGCGGAAGTTTGATGTACGGATGCCCGAGGGGGCGTTCGACCTGCTGGTGCAGGCCCGCGCCCTCATCACCGACGCGGCCGAGGGCAAGCTCCACAAGGAGGAGTCCATCGCGCTCGGCCAGGTGGTCGAGATCCTGGCCGCCGAATACCTGGCGATGCCCGGACGCGGGGGCGCGTGAACACGTGAGGTGACCCGATGGCACGACAACGGCCGCCAGGGCGCCCGTCCAAGTTCAGCCCGCAGATGGCCGACAAGCTGCTCGGGTTCATCCGGGCCGGGGCCTACCTTGAAACCGCTGCCGCTGCGGCGGGCATATCGAAAGACACCCTGTACGCCTGGCTCCGCGAGGGGGCACGGGGCAAGACGCCCGAGCTGGCGGCGTTTTCGGACGCAGTAGAAAAGGCGGCGGCCGAGGCCGAGCTTCGCGACCTGCTGACCATCGGCAAGGCGGCGGCCGGGGGCGAGGTGCTGCGGGATGTGACCATCACGCGCCCCGACGGCACGACCCAGCGCGAGCGCCAGCTGGCCCCGCCACAGTGGCAGGCGGCGGCCTGGCGGCTGGAGCGTAAGTTCCCCGACCGCTACGGCGTGGCCCGGCGCATCCGGGCCGAGGTGGAGCGGGAGCTGGAGGGGGTGCTGGATCGACTCCAGGAGGCGCTGAGTGAAGCCGAGCTTGCCAAGGTTCTCGCCGCCCTCGCTGCTGACACGCCTGGCGAGGACCCGCCTGGAGCGCCTGCCCGGCGATACCAGTGAGGCGGCCAACCGGGTGGGCCTCATCGACTTCGCCCGCGAGACGGCGCCGGGCTACCTGGCCGGGTGGTTCCACCACGAACTCGGGCAGGCCCTGGAGGAGTTCTCGGGGGCCGTGGCGCGTGGGGAGAGCCCGCGATTGATGATCTTCGTGCCACCCCGGCACGGCAAGAGCTTACTCGTCTCTGAGCGGTGGCCCGTGTGGCACCTGGGGCACCACCCCGCCCACCACGTGGTGGCCGCCAGCTACGGGCAAGACCTCTCCACCAAGTTCTCCCGCCGGGCGCGATCCATCGCCCGCAGCCGCACCGCCACCCGGCGCTTCCCCGACCTGGTGCTCGACGCGGCCCGCACCGCCGTCCAGGAGTGGGAAACCACGCTGGGCGGCAGCTTCAAGGCCGTGGGCATCGGCTCGGCCCTCACGGGCTCGGGCGCCCACGTGCTGGTGATTGACGACCCGGTGAAGGACGCGGCCCAGGCGGCCTCGGCCACGTACCGGGAGGCGGTGTGGGAGTGGTACACCCACACGGCGTATACGCGCCTGATGCCCGGCGGCGGGGTGCTGCTGGTGATGACCCGGTGGCACGAGGACGACCTGGCGGGGCGCCTGCTGGCCGCCGAGGCGGCAGGCGGGGATCGCTGGCGCGTGATCCGATACCCGGCCATCGCCGAGGAGCCCGAGCCCCACCGGGCGGTGGGCGAGGCACTTCACCCCGAACGGTTCAGCGTCGAGCGCCTGGAGCGCATCCGGGGCGCCGTCGGCTCGCGGGCCTGGGCGGCCCTGTACCAGCAGCGGCCCTCCCGCGTGGAGGGCAACCTGATCCGGCGGGCCTGGTGGCGCTTCTACCGCGAGGCCCCCAGCCTGGCGCAGTTCGACACGATCCTCCAGTCCTGGGATCTCTCCTTCAAGGCCGCCGCGTCGTCCGACTACGTGGTGGGCCAGGTGTGGGGGCGCCGGGGCGCCGACCGCTACCTGCTCGACCAGGTGCGCGACCGGCTCGACTTCTCCTCCACCGTCCAGGCGATCCGGGCGATGCGGGCCAAGTGGCCCCAGGCCGGGGCGATCCTGGTGGAGGACAAGGCGAACGGCCCGGCGGTGATCTCGGCCCTGGGCCGGGAGATCCCCGGCCTGATCCCCGTGAACCCGGCCGGGTCCAAGGAGGCCCGCGTGGCCGCCGTTTCCCCCGCCATCGAGGCGGGCAACGTGTGGCTGCCCGACCCCGAGCTGGCCCCCTGGGTGGGCGACCTGCTGGAGGAGGCCTCGGCCTTCCCCCGTGGGGCGCACGACGACCAGGTGGACGCGCTCACCCAGGCCCTGCACCGCTTCGACACCGACACCACGTTCGATTACCTCGGCGTGAGCTACTAGGAGGCCCGATGCCGACCGAGACCCACCCGCTGCTCGCCCGGCGCCACCCCGGCTGGGAGGTGGCCGACCACTGGCGCTTCTTGATCGACGCCTACCTGGGCGGCCCCACCTGGACGCAGCGCCACATCTTCCGGTTCTACAAGGAGGGCGAGGCCGAGTTTAAGGACCGCCAGGCCCGCGCCTACCGGCAGAACCTGTCGCGGCGGGTGGTGAAGACCTACACCAGCCACCTGTTTAAGGTGCCCGCCGTGCGCGACCGCAGCGGGGCGCCCGAGGCGGTGAAGGCGTGGTGGACGGACGCCGACAAGGAGGGCCGCTCCATCGAGGACCTGATGCGCCTGGTGTCCGACTGGTCTGGCGCCGTGTCGCCGGTCTTCGTGGTGGTGGATCGCCCCGGCCGCCCCCAGGGGCTCCAGGGCGTGCCGCTGAGCGTGGCCGACGAGCAGACGCTGGGGCTGCGGCCTTATGCCTACGTGGTGATGCCCACACAGGTGCTTGATTTCGGCCTGGACGAGGACGGGGCGTTTACGTGGATCGCCATCGAGGAGCGCGGGCGCGACGACGCGGACCCGCTCACGGCCACGGGCGCGGCGGTGACGCGGATCCGGCTGTGGACCCGCGAGGACTGGTCGCTGTACCAGGTGGACCCCGAGGCCGAGGGCGGGCTTCGCCTGGTGACGCCTCCGACGCCCCACGGGCTCGGGCGGGTGCCGGTGGTTCAGGTGTCCCACGAGGACGGCCCGGACCGATACCGGGGCGTGGCGCTACTGGAGGAGATCGCGTACAAGGACCGGGCCATCGCGAACAACGAGAGCCGCCTGGACGCCATCATTTGTGACCAGACGTTCAGCCAGCTCGCGATCCCCCACAAGGGCCTCCTCGCCTCGGCGGGGCGGGACGAGGACGGCAAGCGCCGGGCGATGATCGAGATGGGCACCCGCCGGGTGTTCCTGTTCAACGACGACGCCCAGCACCCGCCCATGTACCTGTCGCCCGACGCCGATCAGGCGCGGCTGGTGCTCGACCTGATCGCCCAGCAGCGGCGCGAGGTGTTCGAGGACGCCGTGCTCGACTCGGAGGGCGGGCGCCAGCGCCAGGGGGCGGAAACCGCCACGGGGCGGGCGTATGACTTTGAAAAGTTAAACGCGGCCCTGGTGGGCAAGGCCCGCAACCTGGAGCGGGCCGAGCGTCAGCTGATCGAGCTGGTGTGTCTGTGGACGGGCACGCCGATCCCCGAGCGCGAGGCGCTGGACAGCCTGGTGGTGTACCCCGACAAGTTCGACGTGTCGGCCCTGGCCGACGACCTGGCCGAGGCGGTGAAGCTCACCCAGGTGCCGGGCCTCGGCCCCACCTTCTGGGCCGAGTACCTGGAGCGGCTGGTGTCCAAGGTGCTCCCCGATCTGGAGGAGGAACGGCGGGCCCAGGTGCTCGCCGAGATCACCACCCAGGTGTCGGCCCACCACCTCGGGGCGCTCGCGGGCACCCTCACCACCGCCACGGCCGCCGGGCTCGTCCCGCAGGCCTCGGCGGTGGATCGGATGGCGGCGGCGATGGGGCAGGACCCCGCCACCGTGCGCCAGGCCCTGGACGCGGAGCGGGCCGCCCGGCTCGCCGAGGTGGGGATCGACCCGCTGGACGACCTGGAGCTGTAAGGAGGCGTGATGCCGCTGTCCCCGATGATCAGGCGGCACCTGGAGGAGCTGTTGCGGCTGGAGAACCGGGCGGTGGCCCGGCTGGTCGAGCCCTACCGCCAGGCCCAGGCCGAACTCACCCAGCGGCTGCTGCTGCTGGAGGCCCAGGGGTCTGGCGACACGTTCGGCGCCACCCGCCTGGCGCTGATGCGGCAGCAGATCGACGCGGTGCTGACCGCCCTGGAGGCCACCCAGGGGGACAACCTGCGCCAGGCCGTGCGCGAGGCGGTGGAGCGCGGGGCCACCCAGGGGCGTGACGAGATCGCGGACCTGGAGGCCCGGCTGGGCGACTCGCGGGTGGCCGAGCTGATCACCGCCATCCAGCCCATCGTGCCCGCCGAGGCCGCCGCCGCGATCGCCGACGCCCCCAGCCTGCTGATCAGCAAGTTTCGGGGCGAGGTGCAAACGGTGGTGAGCACCGCGCTGGCCCAGGCCGTGATCCAGGGCGAGGGCACGGCCCAGGCCGCCCGGCGCCTCCAGCGGGCGATGGGGGGCGAGCGGTGGAAGGCCGAGCGGATCGCCCGCACGGAGATCAACCACGCGATGAACGTGGGCCACCACTCGGTGATCGACCAGGTGGCGATGGAGTTCCCCGAAATGGGCCTCAAGAAACAATGGTCGGCCCACCTCGACCTCCGCACCTCCCGGCGCTGCCGGGGCCTGCACCTCAAGGTGGCCGAGACGGGCCAGCTGTTCACCGCCCTGGACGGGTGGAAGGGGCTGTACCCGCCCGCCCACCCCAACTGCCGATCCCGCGTGGTGCCCTACTCCGAGCGGTGGGAGGCCACCAGCCGCCAGCAGATCGCCAGCGAGGCCGTGGGGACGGCCAAGAACCCCCGCCGCAAGGCCGAGCCCACCGTGGGCGACGCCGTGTCGGCCGCCAGGTCGAACCGCGTGCGCGATCCGCGCCCGCTGCGCCCGGCCCTCCCCGTCGCCCCCGTGGCGCCACCCCGCCCGGCCGCCCAGGCGGGGGCGCCCGTGGCCGAGCCGTGGGCGCTCGCCCTCCAGACCAAGCTCCAGGGCGTGGATCGCAACACCGTCACCGAGGCCCAGGTGCGGGTCTTTGGCGCCCAGGTGCGGGCCGAGCTGGAGCGCCGGATGCCTGAGGTGGAAGCAAAGTACAGCAAAAGGCGGTTCGATGTTCACCGGAAAATCGACGCGGGCACAATCACCCGCGAGGAAGGGGCGAAGCTGCGGCACGAGGCGATGCGGCAGCAGCACACGGACCGGCTGGAGCTGGTAAAGTCCGTGATCGCCCAGGTGCGCCCCCTGGGTCGCCAGGCAATGCAGACCGCCCCGCGCACGGAGCAGGCCGTGATGCCCGCCTTTCAGCGTGCGTTTGAGTGCTACCCGGACGAGTGGCAGACGCGCTCTAATCAGGCTGCGCCGATGCGGGCTGGATTAACCAGCCGTGGCCGTTACAACCCTAACACCAGCGTGATCAAGACGTCGGGAGCGAACGAGGTGGAGCGCCTGAGCACCTGTATTCACGAACTCGGCCACCGGATGGAAGCCGTGGTGCCCAACCTGAGCCGCCTGGAGCGGGAGTGGTACGAGCGCCGCACCCAGGGCGAGGCTCTGGAGTGGCTGGGTCCTGGTCACCGCCGCACCGAGCTAACCCGCAAGGACCAGTTCACCCACACGTACATCGGCAAGGACTACGGCGGCGAGTTCTACGAGGTGTTCACGATGGGCGTCGAGTGCGTGTTTCTGGGGCAGCACGGGATCGACAACGACCCCGACCTGATCGACTTCGTGCTCGGCACGCTGGTGACGCTATGACCCGCACCTTTACGGTTTCTGGCGTGTGCCACGACCTCCTGCCCTTCCGGGGCACCCTGCTGAGGGCCACCTGGACGGACGGGGTGGTGGAGGCCACGGGCGTGGCGCTGGACGACCTGCAAGCCGAGGCCGCCGGTATGTCGGCCGCCGGGGTGCAGGTCGGCATCCCCACCGGCCCGTGGTACGACCCGGCCGACTGGCGCGATCCCGTGGCCTTCCTGGAGTTCGCCCGGTCGCTGTGCGGCACGTCCCTGGTGGTGGAGGGCGGGGCCTGGCTCCCCGAGCCTCCCGCCGCCCCCGAGGGCGCGGTGAACTGAGAACGCACCACGGCGCCCAGCAGGGTGGCCGTGCTCGCGTGAAGGTGTAAGTACCCCGGCGCGTCCCCGGATACGCCTTGCTGGGCCTTGTGGCGCGAAAGACGCGGGGTGGTGACGTGGGTCGCCGCCCTGTGTGGCGTTGGAGGAGTCGATGGAGGCACCCGTGGGCCTGTGGGAGTGGTTCAAGCGGCGGGCCGCCCCGGCGCCCGAGGTCGAGGTCGAGCTGGAGGACGGCGACGACGAGGAGGAGGGCGGGGGCGTGGCGCCCGAGCTGGCCGACCGCCTGATTCAGCACCTGTTGGAGCGCCCCGTGGTGGGCCTGTGTCTCAACCCCGACAAGGGGTTCTTTCCGGTCTGGGTCGAGACGGCCGCGCCGGAATACCTGGAGTACCGCCCGCTGGACCCGGCGACGGGGGCGGCCGGGCCGCGCTACCTGCTCCCGCTCGGGAGCGTCCACGAAATCTGCCTCGATTCGGTCGAGGTGCTGCGGGCCTGGCTGCAAATCAGCCTGAACGCCCCGATGGAGGAGGAACCACCTGATGCCCACAAGGTTTGAGGATCGCGGGATGCCGCCGATCCTGCACGACGCCGAGGGCGGGGCCACCGGCCAGGCCGCCCCACCGCCACCCCCACCCGCTGCCCCACCCCCGCCGCCCTCGATCCCCAGCGAGCTGCAAGGCGCGGTCGCCGAGATCGTGAAGACGGCCGTCACCAACGCCCTCGCCACCTCCCGGCCCCCCGAGGACGCCTCGGCGAAGGAGCTGGCCGAGCTGTTGAAGGCGGGCGGGGTGAAGACGCCCAAGGAGCTGGCCGCCAAGCTCAAGGCCCAGGCCCGCGAGGCCGGGCAGACGCCTGACGGCTACGTGCCCGCCACCGAGGTCCAACGGCTCATCGAGGAGCGCGAGGCCGAGGCCCGGCGGGCGGCCGACGCGGTGAAGACCCAGCTGGACGCCCTGCACGGGCGAATGGCGCGGGCCGAGATCGCGGCGGCGGCCTCCAAGCTCCAGTTCTTCGACCAGGCCGACGCGGCCCTCCGGCTCGCCGGGGCGGTGCGCGTGAAGGCCGACACCGGGGAGCTTGAGGTGATCGACGCCCAGACCGGCCAAGTGCGCCTGGACTACGGGACGGGCAAGCCGATGACCGTCGAGGCCCTGGTGACCGAACTCGCCAAGTCGGCGCCCCACCTGGTGCGGGGCGCGAATCGGGAGGGTGCCGGGTCCGGCTCCCGCCCTGCCACCGGGGGCGCCGCCCCCACGTTCACGCGGGCGCAGCTCGCCGACCCTGCCTTCTACCAGGCCAACCGCGCGGAGATCGCCAAGGCCATCGCGGAAGGCCGGATCAAGGACTGACCCCACCCGGTTCCCCACCCCCCCCGCTTTAGAGGAGCGAACAACCGATGCCGAACAACGTCACCGCCCTGATCCCCGAGGTCTGGGCCCAGGAGTCCCTCCAGAACCTGTTCTCGAACATCGTGATGGCCCAGCTGGTCCACCGCGACTTCGAGTCCGTGGCCGCCCAGGCGGGCGACACGGTGAACACCCGCAAGCCCGGCACCTTCTCGGCCAACGACATGGGCGCCACCACCACAGTGCAGGACGCCACGGCCAGCAACGTCGCCGTCGTCCTGAACAAGTGGAAGGAAGTCACGTTTGAGCTGTCCGACAAGGATCTGACGCTCGCGATGGGCGACCTGGTGGAGCTGTTCGTCAGCCCCGCGATGGAGGCCCTGGCGCAGCAGATCGACAAGGACATTCTCGGCCTGTACGCCGACGTGTCGGCCTCGGTCGGCACGGCGGGCACCAGCGCCACCAAGGATCTCGTCCTCGACGCCCGCAAGGCGCTGAACGACGCCAAGGCGCCGATGAACAACCGCCGCGCCGTGTGGTCCACCAAGGACGAGCGGGCGCTGCTGGGCGTCGCGGACTTCGTGTCGGCCGAGAAGGTGGGCGACCAGGGCACCACGCTCCGCGAGGCCAGCCTGGGCCGCATCTTCGGCATCGACCACTACATGGACCAGAACGTCCCGGTGGTGGCGGGCACGCCCAACAGCACGTACAACCTGCTGTTCCACCGCAACGCCTTCGCCCTGGTGACGCGCCCCCTGATCGCCCCGCAGACGGCGGCGGTGAACTCGGCCGTCGTCTCCCACAAGGGCATCGGCCTGCGCTCGATGGTCGGCTACGACATTTCCAAGAAGAAGCACATCGTTTCCATCGACGTGCTGTACGGGGTGAAGACGCTGGACGCCAACCTGGCCGTCAAGATCCTCACCTGATCGGTAGCCCTGCCCGCCTCGGCTCCCGTGGCCGGGGCGGGTGCCCTTTGGAGGCGCTATGCAAGACTCGATGCTCCTCGCGCCCCACGGGGCGCACGCGGTCCTCGTTCCCGGCTACCTCGTCCCCGAGAAGCTGGCCGACGGGTTCCGCCTCCTGTGGGAGCTGCCCCCCGACCCGGCCGACCGCACCCCGTCGATGCTCGACGCGGAGGCGGCCCGCCAGGAGGGGCCGTTCCTGCTGCGGGACCACCCGCACGGCCTGACGCTCGACGCCCTGGCCGCCCTGTCGGCCCAGGTGGAGGAACCGCCCGGTGACACACCGACCGGGGCCGCAGCAGCCCCCGCGCAACCGACCCCAGAAGGGCCGAAACGCAAGACCCGCAAGGGAGGTGCCTGATGGCCGCGACGGATGCCCAGAAGCTCAAGACGCGCCTCCTGCTGGCGCTCCCCCTGGCCGAGGTGGCCGGGCCGCTCGACGCCCTGACGGCGCCCGAGCTGACGGAGCTGGACGCGATCCTGGCCCAGGCCGAGACCCTGAAGTTCCGGGCCGCCGTGGTCAACGTGGACGGCGTGAGCGTGGACCCCGATGACCAGCGCTCCCTGCTGCGGCAACGGGTGTACGCCCTGCTCGGGTGGTCCGACGGCCCCTACACCGTGACCATCGGGAGGGCGTGATGGGGTACGACGACGCGCTGCGGGCCGAGATCGCCCAGCTCCTCGCCGACACCCAGGCCGACCTCCAGGACGCCGGGCTGGTGTGGGCCGAGGTCGAGGTGCAGCTGGTGACGGTGACCCGCACCGGGGCCAACCCCGCCCACGGGGCGCCCGGCACCACGACCACCACCAGCGTCACCCTCTCCCCCCGCCCCCTGGTGACGATCCGGGAAGTGTGGCGCTCCGACCGCCGGGTGGGGGACGCCACGCTCAAGATCCCCCGCGCCTCCCTCTCGGCCGCCACCCTGGCGGGCGCCTCCCACTTCCTGCTCGACGGCGTGCGGTACACCGTGGCAGACGGCTACACCCGGCGCGGCCCCCTGTTCTGGGAGGTCGTGGTGACGAGGGCGCGGGCGTGATGCAGGTCGATGTGGCCCTGGACGCCCAGCTCCAGGCGATGCTCCAGGCCGGGGCCAAGCTCCCCACGGCGATCCGGGGCACCGTGTCAAACAACCTGGCCTACATCCTGCGCCTGATGGAGTACGGGCACAGCGCCCAGCTCCCGGCCGGGTGGCTGCGGGGGCGCCAGGACACCCTGCGCGACCTGCTGGCGGGCGAGGTGCGGCACGCCCTCACCGTGATCCCCGACGACGTGCTGCGGGCCGTCACGGCCGGCGTCTCCACCGGCACCCTCGCCATCGCCCGCGACGTGGCGACCCACACCCCGGTGGACACCGGGCGGGCAAAAGGCGCCTGGGTGGCCCGGCCCCCCGTGGGCTCGCCGGTCCAGCCCGTCATCGAGGGCGACCCGGTGCTCACCGCCGCCCAACAGCAAGCCATTAAGCGCCGCCGGGCGCGGGAGGCCTGATGCGACCGCTTCTGGTGTACGCGAGCTTCAACGACGCCGTGGCCGAGCTGTGGGCCCAGGTGGCGCCGGGCGTGCCCCTCCAGATCGACCGGGCCACGCCGCCCGAGGTCGAGCCTGCCGCCTGCCTGCGGGTGGTGTGGCTGGAGCACGGGGTGGAGACGCCCACGCCGGGCGACCCGCTGGGCCTGGTGCAGCTCTCGATCTTCACCGCCGACCGTCAGGTGGCCCTCGCGCTCGAACGGGCGGCGGGGCTGGATGACGGGATGGGGTTCTTGGAGTCGGGCACGGCGCCGCGCCTCCAGGTGTTCGACCACACCACCACCCCGCCTCAACTTGTGGGGCACGCCGCCCTCTCGGCCCTGGAGCCGATGTGGGTGGCGGTCCCCGACCCCGCGCCGGGCGTGATCCACCTCGCCCGGACGCTCACCCTCTCACGCGGCGTCTAACCGCACCCCGTTCCCCCACCCTCGCCCCCGCTGAGCCGGGGGCCGCCCTGCTTTGGAGGTTTCTCACATGGGCTTCGACACCACCAAGATCGCGGTCGGCGCGGGCGAGTGCCTGTACGCGCCGCGCTCCACCCGCAACACCGTCACCGTGAAGACGGGGAGCACCCCGACCACCACCACGTTCACCGTCACGGCCACCGAGGCGGCCAAGATCCGCGTCGGCGATATTCTCGCGGCGGCGGGCGCCACCCCGGCCAACACGCCCACCGAGGCGTCCACGTCGCCCCGCATCACGTCCATCGCGGCCTCGGGCAGCGACTTCAACGTCACCGTGTCCCCTGCCTTCGCGGTGGCCCCGGCGGCGGCGGCCAACCTGATCATCCTGTACCACGACCTGGGCGCCACGCGGGGCAACATCCAGTTCCAGATCGATGTGCAGACAACCGAGATCGAGATCGACCAGAGCCTCGACCCGGTGGCCTCGATCCTGCAATCGCGCAAGGCGATGGCGATGTTCCCCCTGGCCGAGTCCAGCCTCCAGCAGTTCGCCGTGGCGGCGGGCCTCACCATCCCGGCCGGGGGCGCGGCTGCCCTCGATATCGGCCAGGCGGCGGCGGGCGCGGCGCCCGAGAACCGCTTCCTCGCGATCCTGCCCGGCCCTGCGGGCAAGAAGCGGTACGTCCTGCTCCACCGGGGCGTCTGCTCGGGCACGGCCGCGATGGTGGCCTCCAAGACCGACCCGTCCGTCACCGAGTGCAACGTGTCGTGCCTGCCCGACTCGTCCCTCGCCACGGGCGTGAACGTCGCCCAGATCCTCGACGTCTGATCCCCACCCGTGCGGCGCCTGGCTTCGGCCGGGCGCCGTGCTGCGTCTTTAGGAGCCCTGGATGACCCCAGACACCCCCGACCTCGCCCCCGAGGCCATCGAGCACCTGACCCGCCTGGCCTTCTTTCCCGCCGAGGGCGAGAGCTTCCAGGTCGGCACCCGCACCCTGACGCGCCAGTACGTCGCCATCGCCACCGAGCAGGCCGTCACCCGCGCCATCCTCGACCTGGTGCAGCAGTTCCCCGGCCAGACCCTCGCCGAGGTGTTCACCCACGCCCAGACCGAGCTGGTGGAGCTGGCCGCCCTGATCCTCGCCGACTACGACGGCACCCCGGTGGAGGCCGCTCACGCCTGGCTGTGCGATCGCGCAAGCAAGGTCACGACCAGCCAGCTGCTGGTCCTGGTGGGTGGGCAGCTGGAGCTGCACGACCAGGTGACCCTGCTGGGAAAGCTCTTGATCGCCAGCGGCCTGCTGGAGCGGCTGGCGAGCGCGTTTCACCTCCCCCCCACGTCCAGCGCCTCGGCCTGATTGCCTGGGCGTGGAAGGCGACGGGGGAGCACCCGGCCGCCATCGTGCGGCATTACTCCAGCGCGGCCCTGCTGGTGCTGGCCGATTGCGAGTTCTGGGCCAACCACGTGCCCACCCCTGATGACACCTCCGCCGTCGATGGGACGGCGATGCCCGCCGACGACCTGGCGCGGCTGTTTGGCTGAGGAGGCCCGATGAAGATCGACATTCTGATCGGCGCGAACCTCGACGGGCTGCGCCGGGCGCTCGGACAGGTGAAGACGGATCTGGAGGCGACGGGCAAGGTGGCCGAACGGGCCATCGGCCCGGCCTCGGCGGCCTTCACTGGCCTCTCCCTGGCCGTGGGCGGCACCCTCAAGGCGTTCGCCGACTTCGAGCGCGTGATGAACGAGATCCAGGCCGTGAGCGGCGCCACCACGCAGGAGCTGGAGGCGATGCGGGCGGTGGCGCTCGACCTCGGGGCCAAGACCAAGTTCAGCGCCAAGCAGGCCGCCGAGGGGATGGCCGAGCTAAGCAAGGCCGGGTTCACGGCGGGCGAGACGATCCGGGCGCTGCCCGGCGTGCTGGCCGCTGCGGCGGCGGGGGGCACCTCGATTGCCCAGGCGGCCGAGCTGGCGGGTGGCACCCTGCGCGGGTTCGGCCTGGCGGCCGACCAGGCGGGCCGGGTGGCCGACGTGCTGGCCCAGACCGCCAACCTGAGCGCCGTCGGCTTCGGCGACCTCCAGCTCTCGATGAAGTACATCGCCCCGGTGGCGGCGGGCACCAATCAGTCCCTGGAGGGGATGGCGGCGGCCCTCGCGATCATGGGCAACCAGATGATCAAGGGCGAGCAGGCGGGCACCACGATGCGGGCGGTGCTCACCCGCCTGGCCGATCCGCCCAAGGAGGCCGCCGAGGCGCTGTCCAAGCTCGGGATCAGCGTGCAGGACACCCAGGGGAAGATGCGGGCGTTCGACGCCATCCTGGGGGACCTCCGCACGGCCACGTCCAAGATGACGGACACCCAGCGTGCGGCTACCTTCGCCCAAGTGGCAGGCACCGAGGCGATGAGCGGCCTGCTGGCCCTGGTGCGGACCTCGGCCCAGGACTACGACACCCTGCTGGGCAAGTACCGGGACGTGACCGGCGTGGCCCAACAGATGGCCGACGTGATGAACCAGGGGCTCGGCCCCGCCCTGGAGCAGCTGGGGGGCTCCATCGAGACGCTGGCGATCCAGTTCGGTGGTGGCTTCGCCCCGGCGGTGAAGGCCGCCGCCCAGGGCGTGAGCGGGTTCGCCGACGAGATCGGCAAGGCGCCGAAGCCCGTGCAAGACCTCGCCACGGGCCTGACGGCCGCCGCCCTCGCCACCACCGGGGCCACCGCCGCCCTGGCCGCCACCGGCCTGGCCGTGCGGGCGCTCGCCGTGGGTGTGGCCGCCCTGAGCCTGGAGCTGGCGCCCGTGCTGGCGGTGCTGGGCGCCATCGGCCTGGCCGCCGGGGCCGCGACCGTGGCGTTCAAGAACGCCGGGGACGCCAGCGCCAACACCGCCGCCGCTCACAGGGCGCACCAGGCCCAGGTGGACGCCCTGGTGGCCGAGTACGACCGGCTCCAGCTCAAGGTCGCCAAGACGGCCGCCGAGAAGGCCCGGATGGCCGCGATCACCGAGCAACTGAGCGGCCTGATCCCCGGCGTCGCCAGCGCCTTTAACACCGCCGGCAAGGCCACCGCCTTCGACCGCGAAATGGTGCTCGCCCACAACGCCGCCGTGCGCGAGCAGATCCGGCTCGCCACGATCCGTGAACGCCAGGCCCGAGAGGCCGCCATCGCCGTGGCCGGGCAACGCGCCGGGGAGGCCACCACCATCGAACTGGACCTGCGCGAGGCCGAGCAACGCCTGGCCGAGGCCCGCACCCGCGACCGCGAACGGTTCTACGACCCCACCGGCCGCACCCCCACCCCGGCGAGCGACGCCACGCGGCGGTACGAGGCCGAGGTGAAGGACCTCCGCGCCCAGCTCCAGGGCGCCAAGCAGGCCCTCTCGGCGGCCAACGCCGAGGCACGGGCGCTGATGCCCGGCGGCGGGCGCCCCAACGCCAGCGAGGTGGCCCCCAAGGCCGCCCCTGCCCTGGCGCCTCGGGCCGACTCCCGTGGGGCCGTGGTGTCGGTGCCCACCCGCACGCGGGCGCGGGGCGCTGGCCGGGCGGGTTCGGCCGCCAACCCGGCGGTGGACCCGTCCCTGGTGAACCGGGAGCTGGAGCGCCTGACGGCCACCTACGAGCGGGCGATCAACCTGAACGACCGCCTGTACGAGGGCGGCGTGGCGGGCGAGATCAAGCTGCTGGAGGCGTTCCGCGACCGGCTCAAGGCCACCGAAATGGCGCCCGGCCTGGCCGAGGCGGCGGCGAAGCAGCGGCAACAGGTGGAGGACCGCCTGGCCATCGCCCGCAAGAAGCAGGGGGAGGAGCTGGCGGCCCAGACCCGCGCCCAGACCGAGCACGAGGCCAACCTGGCCCGCGTGCGGGAGGCCACGGCCCAGCGGCTCCAGGCCCTCGCCCTCCAGCGCCTGCCCTTGATCGAGCGGGAGCGGGCCGCGCTGGAGGCCACGTACCAGACGGCCATCACCAAGGCCGACGAGCAGCACGCGGCCGAGGTGCGCCAGGCCGACGCCATCGCGGCGAAGGGCAAGGCGCACCAGGTGGAGGCGCAGCGGCGCCGGGAGGCCGCCCAGGTGGCGCTCACGGCGGCCAAGGCCATCGCCGACGCCGAGCGCGAGCTGGACGCCGAGGAGATCGCGAAGCGGAACACCCAGGCGTTCAGGGCGTTCCAGGCCCAGGTGGTGGCCCTGTCGCTCGACCCGTCGTGGGAGCGGATTGCGAACTTCATCCGTGACCTGGCGGGGAACGAGGACCAGCTCAAGCGGGTGATGGTGGTCCTGCAAGGCATCGGCGACAAGTTCAACAAGGCCGGCGGTGGCGCGGAGGGCCTTGCCGCTGGCCTGACCGAGGCCTTGCAGCAGGGGAACCTGCTCGCCATCGGCCTGACCCTGGTTGCAAACGCCATCGGGTACATCGCCAGCGAGTGGGGCAAGGCCGAGAAGGCCGCAGCAGCCTACGCCGAGAAGCAGCAGCAGGCGACGACGGAGGCTCTCAGGCTTCGGTACGGGCGCACCAAGGACCCCAACGACCTGATGGCCCTCCAGGCCCAGGAGCGTGCAGACCGTGACGGAAAGCTCTGGGCCGAGCTTCAGAAGCAGGTCGAGGACGAGCTGATGGCCGCTGGACAGTACGACGGCCAGTCGCTAGTGGACAGCATCACGTTCGCAAATGGGACGCAGGGTCGAGCCCTGAACCAGTCACGCTTCTGGGACGCGGTCAAGCGGGAGACCGAGCGCCGCCTCAACAGCGGCGGGATCGGGGCCATGCGGACCGAGCAGGACGCAGCGGCAGCCAAGGCCCTCGAGGAGGCCCGGACGAACGCACCCCTGACCGGCCAGAAGTACGGGCTGGTGATCAACCAGTCGGTGCCCGAGGACGTGCAGCGCGACCTGGACACCTACGCCGACACGCTCGACAAGCTGATCGCGCTGGAGGACGAGCTGGCGGGTGGGGCGCGGAACAACCGGGGCGAGCGAATCAGCTTCCAGGCCCGCCTGGCGGCCGACCTGGCTGAGCTTCGCACCGAGCACCAGCAGCGCCTGAACGACCTGTTGAAGCAGGAGACGGACCTCCGCAAGCAGATCGCCGACCTGGCGCGGGACGAGGCCGAGCAGGTCCAGGCGATCCTGAACGAGGGGATCGCCCAGCGCCAGCGCTCCGAGGCCCAGGACAAGGCGGCCCGGATCGCCCGCGTGCAGGATGACGCCCAGGAGCGGCGCACGGCCCTGACCGAGCAGCTGGGCGACCTCCAGACCGCCCGCGAGGTCGAGGTGCAGCAGTACGAGGACGCCAAGGCCCGCACCACCAACCTGGCAAACGAACGGGTGGCCGCGCTCCAGCGGGAGCAGGCCGAGCTGGCGAAGCAGGCCGACCTGCTGCGCCTGACGCTGGGGGTGGAGAAGGACCTAACGGCCGAGGTGCAACGCCAGCGCGACCTGCGGGCCGCCACCTCGGGCGCCCCCCGATCCTCGGGGGGTGGCTCCTCGGGTGGCTCCACGGGCGGCTCGGGCGGCGGGTCGCTCGCGGCGGGCACCGTGCGGGGCAACGTGGGCGACGGCGGCAAGACGAAGGTCGTCTGGGACGGCACGCGCTGGAACAGCTACCACACCGGGGGCATCGTCCCCGGCCGGGGCGAGCAGCCCGCCACGGTGCTGGGCGGGGAAATGGTGCTCTCGGCCTCGCAACAGGCCCGGCTGTGGTCCCTGATCACCGCCGGGGGCGGGGGCGGCGGCGTCACCGTGGGCCAGGTCGGCATCACAATCCACACGACCCCCGGCCAGGACCCCCGCGCTGCGGGCCTGGAGGCCGGGCGGGCGGCCTGGGAGGCCCTGAACCAACGCCTGCGGAGGGCGGGGCCGGGCTTCCGCGTTTAACCAGGAGGCACGATGCCACTCACCATCGGCGGCGTCAGTTACGACGCCTGGCTCGACAAGGGATCGCTCGTTCACACCAGCACGCTGGGGTCCGAGCCCGACGCCCTGGAGTTCTCGCTGGCCCCCCGTGGGGCGGGCGGGGCCGTCCTCACCACCCCGGCGATGGGCGCCGAGGTGCTGTTCACCCTGCCCGACACCTCGCGGCTGTTCGGCGGCGTGCTCACCTCCCGCCCGGCCGTGCCCCGTGGCTTCCTGAGCCCCGGCGTGCGGTGTGTGTGCTCCGACTGGCGGGCGCGGGTGAACCGGGCGGTGATGAACGACCGACTGTACCAGCTCACGGCGGGCCAGGTGATCAAGGCCCTGTTCGCCAAGTACGCCCCGGAGTTCGACACCAGCCAGGTTGACACCACCGGCCGCTTCATCGGCTCGATCCGGTTCAAGCGCGACAGCCACCTGACGGACGTGCTGGATCGCCTCTCGGCCCTCACGGGCTACGTGTGGGACATTACGCCCGACCGGGTGGTCACCTGGGGGGCGCCGGGCGCCACCCTGGCCCCGTTCGCCCTCACCGACACCTCGGCCAACTTCTCGGGGCTGTCCGTCGAGGTCAACCGCGACCAGCTCCGCAACCGCGTCATCATTCGGGGCGACCGCTACCCGTCCCCCACCTCCACCACCGACCGCTTCACGGGCGACGCCCTCACCAGCACCTTCCGCCTCTCGGGCCTGCCCTACGGCACCCAGCAGTACGAGGTCTTCCGCTCGGACTTCACCGGGGGCCTGGGCGCCGAGTGGGTGCAGGCCGACGTGAGCAACCCGAGCCCGCCCGCCGGGCACGGGAGCGCCGACGGCTACCTGATCACCACCATCCAACAGGGCAGCACCGTGAGCCAGTCCGGGTGGCTCCAGGTGCTCGGAGGCAACTCCACCTGGGGCGCCGTGCGCCTGATGGCCGCCACCACCCTGGCCCGCAGCGCCGGGCGCCGTTTCGAGTGGGAGGTTTACGCCACTACCACCGCCGGGCAGGGCCGCGTGGGGCTGTGGAACCCGGCCAGCCAGTCGGCCCTCGCGGGCGAGCTGTACGGGGTCTACATCAACGGCGCCACCCTCGCCCCCTCGATCGGGGGCGTGGTGCAGGGAACTACCACGGAGACCATCACAGCGGGTGCCACCTTCCGCGTCCGCATCACGCTCAAGGCGGCGGGCGCCACCATCGAGGTCAACAAGGACAGCACGGGCAACCTGGCCCTGCCCGAGGAGCAGCGGGTGGCCTGGCGGGCTTCGCGGTGGGTGACGCTGCTCGACACCGCCACCGGCACCACGGCGAACGTCACGGTGGCCGCCATCTTCAACCACACCTTCAACGGCCGCGTGCGGCGCTTGCGGGCGTATGACCCGCTTTACGGCGTGGTCCTGACGGTGGGCGGCGTGTCTAAGAAGGTGGGCCTGCTGGGCGTGGACGAGGATAGCGGCTGCGACGCCCTCATCGGCACCCAGGCCGGGGACGTGCCCGTGCTGGCCTTCTTTGCCGACACCGTGCCCGCGAGCGCGGCGGCCGTGGTCATCACCTACACCGTCGGCCTGCCGATCCTGCTGGAGGTGCGCGACCAGGCCAGCATCGACGCTCTGGCCGCCATCGAGGCCGACCCGCTGGTGCCCTCCGACCTGGAGGGCGTCTATTCCCACTACATCGAGGACAAGAACCTCACCAGCCGGGAGCTGGCGCTGGCCCGCGCCACCCAGGAGCTGGACCAGTGGGCGAACCCCCTGGTCACGATCGGGTTCTCCACCACCGCCACCGGCCTGCGGGCCGGGCAGCTCCTGGCCGTCAACCTCACGGCGGCGGCCTCGGGCTACGACCTGGCCGACACGTTCCTGATCCAGTCCGTCACCACCCGCAGCCTGGGCGGCTCCACGTTTGAGGCCCAGGTGGTCGCCACCTCGCGCCTCAAGGGCGGAGCCGACTACCTGCTGGAGCTGCTGCGCCTGGGCGCCCGCGCCGAGGACGCCGAGGACGAGAACAGCCCGCTGGAGGAGCTGGTGTGGGAGGGCGACACCCTGTCGTTCACCGACCTCGTGACCCTCACCGGCCCCCAGGCGACGGGCACGGGCGACGCCTTCGACGTCACCGACCTGGGCAGCGTCGCCAGCGGCCCCCTGCCCCCCTACCAGTTCGGCACGGCCCAATTCGGCCTCGCCACGTTCGCCTGAGGAGGCACGATGAACCTGCTCAACCACCCGCCGGGCGCCTTCGCGCTGTCCGGCGAGTTCCGCCTGGTGTCCATCGACTTCGGGCGCGAGCTCACCCGCACCCACAACGCCCGACCCGCCGCCCCGCCCGACTGCCTGGAGCTCGAGCACCGCCACGGGGTCTGCCCCCTGGGCCTGTCCCACCACTTCCACGAGCAGCTGGGCCGCAACACCATCGTCCTGGCCCCGAAAGAGTCGATCATCGACCAGGTGACCAACACCGGCACGCCGATGAGCCTGCGGGTGACGGCGGTGGCTGCGGGGACCTCACCCGACGCCACTAATACCGGGCTTACCGCGCTGGTCTTAGAGGCGTACCGCGCCGCGCCCACCGAGGTGATCAAGGTGAGCACCAGCAAGGCCACCGTCTTCTGGTTTTACGGGACGAGCGTCGCCAACGCAGTCAACCCCCTGCAGGAGTGGGGCATTATGGGCGGCGGGGCCACGACCACCGTGCCATCTGGAAAGCTAATCGGGCGCTTCCTGAGCACCTTCGCCAAGGACGCCACCAAGACCCTGAGCGGCCAGTACGACCTGACCGTGAACTAAGGAGGGCGCGATGCCACAAACCAGCACCACCGTCGCCAACCAGACCAACATCACCGCCAGCGGCCACAACGCCCTGGTGGCCGACATCGCCGAGCTGTACGAGCAGATCGCGGTCCGCACCACGGGGACGACCTACACCGCCGCCGACGGCGACATTGTGATCGTCAACCTGTCGAGCCAGGCCGCGTTCACCGTTACGGCCCCGTCCTCGCCCTACACCGGGGCGCGGTTCACCGTGAAGTGCGGCGCGGGCCGCTCCCACCAGTTCCCCATCGCGGTGCAGCCCGCCACCGGCACCATCGACGGTGAGGCCGCCATCTACATCCAGTCGCCCTACGCCTGCGTCCGGTTCGTCTACAACGGCACGCAGTGGAACATCGTGGCCTGAGGAGGCGTGATGATACTAAACGGCACGAATTACTTTCAAAACGCTCGGGAGTTCACGGCCACCGGGGCCAACTCGTTTACCGTCCCGTCTGGCGTCACGGTGATATGGGTGACGCTGGCAGGGGCTGGTGGGGGTGGGGCGGGTGGAAACTACAACAGTGCGTCAAGCGGTGGAAGCTCTACCATCGCGAACGGCGCAACAACCTTGATGACGGCTAGCGGCGGCAGCGGCGGGCTCGGAGGCGGGGCCGGTGGTGCGGCCGGTGGATCAGGTGGCACATCGGGCGGCCCTGGATTTTTCCCCAGTGGCGGATCAGGTGCTGGCGTAGCCGGCACCGCGGTTTCTGGAGGATGTGGGGGTGGGGTTGTCGGCGGGACCAGCAACGGAACACTTGGCGGCGGCGGTGGAGGCTCGTTCGGCGCCGGGGGAGGTGGCGGGCTGGGCAGCAGCCAAGGGGCCGCCGGGCGCGCAGGTGGTGGCGGAGGAGGAACAGGCCGCAGTGAGACCGCCTATACAAACGGTGGCGGTGGTGGAGGTGGGCAGCTCTACCAACGCTTCCCGTTATCGGTAGCTGGAATCACCACCCTAACCATCACGCTGGGAACTGGTGGTGCGGGCGGAGCGGGCGGCACTTACGCGTCCGCGGGCGGAAGCGGCGGCAACGGCTACTGCCTGTTGGAATGGTAAGGAGGCTCCTATGTACGTGATCAAGCACCGCACCACCGGCCAGGTGATGCCCTCGGGCAACACGCCCCAGGATGGGATCGACTGGTCGGCCACGATGCCCGAGTACCAGGTGTCGCTGCTGCCCGACGGCCTGAGGGCCGTCTCGGCGTGGATCAACGCGATGGAACGCGTCGAGGACGTACCCGAGCGCCCCGATCCCGAGGACGCCACGCGCACGCTGCCAGCAAGCCACCGCGAGGTCCCCGCCGGCAACACCCTCAACCTCGCCCCCGACGGGTCCGTGCTGCTGTGCGACCGCGAGGGCGCGGTGGTGACCACCCTGCCCGCCGTGTTCATCCAGTAACGCCACCCCACCCCGCGCCCGCCACCCGCCCCGCCCACCCGGCGGGGCTTCGTGTTAGGAGGCCCCGATGCCACCCGATGAAGTCGCCCAGGCGCTCGCGCTCATCCTCGCCCGCCTCGACCGGATGGAGTCGGAGCAGATCCGCCAGGGGGACACCCTGTGCGACCTGTCCGAGGCCATCACCGGCCCGGTCAACGGGAGCCGCCCCGGCATCCACGCGGAGCTGACGCACCTCAAGACCCAGGTGGCCGAGCAGGGGCGCAAGCTCGCCGCGCTGGAGGCCGCCGAGAGCCGGGCCAGGGCGGTGGCCCTGGGCCTCGGCGCCACCGGCTCCGCGCTCGCCCAGGCCGTGGCCGCCCTCACGGGCCTCGGCCCCACCCCCAAGTAGGAGGTCCCGATGGAATACCCCAACACCACCCACGCCTCGCCCCACTTCACCTGGGCCGAGCTGGGGTGCCGCTGCGGGCTCTGCGGCCCGATCCCCCTCTCGGTACGGCGCCGCCTGCTGGTGCTCGCCCCGGCCCTGGAGCAGCTGCGGGCCCTGGCGGGCTCCCCGCTCCACGTCACCTCGGCCTACCGCTGCCCGGCTCACAACCAGGCGGTCGGCGGCGTGCCCAACAGTCAGCACACCCAGGGCACGGCGGTTGACCTCACCTCCAAGCGCCTGACACCCGCCCAGGTGGCGGCGCTGGCCGAGCGGGTGCCCGCCCTCCACCGGGGCGGCATCGGCATCTACCCCGGCTTCACCCACGTAGACACCCGCACCACCGGCCCAGCGCGATGGGACGAACGATAGGAGCCACGTATGGACACCATCTTCCAGATCCTCGCCTCACCCTGGACCGCCGCCGTGGGCGCGGCCGTCGCCGCCTGGGGCCTCTCCCTGATGATCAAGTCGAGCCCGCAGGCGCACGAGGCCGCCGAGGCCACGGCTGACTACCTGGCCGCCGTCGAGTGGGCCGTCCACAAGGCCGAGGCCCTGGGGATGGACCTGCCCGGCCAAGCCAAGCTCGGGATCGCCATCGATGAAATGCAGGACTGGCTCGCGGAGCAAGGCATCGAGGGCGACGCGGCGGCCGTGACGCTCCAGCGCGTGCGCTCGGACGTCGAGATCGTGCGCGCCCGCCTGTTCCCCTCGGGGGGTGCCTGATGGACGCCCGCGCCCACGCCGAGCACCTGGCCCGCCAGGGCTGGGGCCGCAAACGCATCGCCGAGGCCACCGGGCTGTCCCCCTACCACGTGGCCCGCGTCATCCAGGCCGTGCGCGGGGTGTCCACCCCGTGGGGCCACCCGGCCGCCGCCGAGGCGGTGGAGGTGCAGACGCTGGACCTAGACGACGCGGACGACCCCACGGACGCGCTGGCCGAGCTGCTGGGCCAGGCCAAGGAGGGCGTCCCCGTGGGGCGCCTGGCCGACTACCCCGAGGGGGCGCTGGCCGAGCTGGAGCGGCGGGGGTTCGCCTTCGCCCTGGTGGCCGGGCGGGTCCGACTGGAGCGGGCGCCCGAGAGCCGGGTGAACGAGGCGGCGGTGGAGGGCGTGTTCGACCCCACCCGCGCCGTCCACCGCTTCGCCGTCATATCCGACACCCACTTCGGCGGGCGCCAGGCGCAGCCCTGGTGGGTGCGCGAGGTGCTGGTGGAGGCCGCCCGGCGGGGCTGCTCGGTGGTGCTGCACGTGGGCGACCACGTGGACGGGCCGCCCGCGATGCACAAGGGCTTCGAGCACGAGCTGTTGCTGACCCGCGTGGACGATCAGGCCGACTTCACGGCCTCGATCTACCGCGAGAGCACGGTGCCCATCCTGGGCATCGGCGGAAACCACGACGGCAGCTGGTTCAAGCAGGCCGGGCTGGACGTGTGCCGAATGATCGAGGAGCGGGCGGGCGGTGCCTTCCGCAACATCGGCCCGATCTCGGGCTGGGTGGCGGGGCCTGACGGCCACCCCGAGGGCATCCGGCTGTTCCACCCCGGCGACGGGGCCAGCTACGCCCTGAGCTACAAGGACCAGAAAACGGCCGAGCACCTGGCCATCGGGCAGGAGCGGTCGCCCCGGATCTGCCACCTGACCGGGCATTATCACAAGTTCAACCTGATGCGCGGCCCCCAGGGCGCCCGGTACGTGCTCGCCCCCTCTGCCTGCGCCTCCACCCCGTTTATGCGGGCCAAGCGCCTCGCGAATATGGCCGGGGCGCTGTTCTGCGAGTTCACGCTGAGCCGCACGGGCCAGGTGGATCGCTTCTTGCTGGAGGACGTGATGCTCCCACCCGACGCCTGGCGCCCGGCCGACTACGAGGCGCCGCCCAGGCCCAAGGCCGAACCGCGCTCCGCATGGGGCGCCCGTTAACCCACCCTCGCCCGCAAACCAGGGCCGGTCCCCGCTTTCGGGGTCCGGCCCGTTTTTTTTTCCGCCTCCTTGCCGTTCGGGCTTGCCGACCTAATCAGTTTTGATTACTATTAATCACACAAGGCACCCCCACCCCACCCGCAAGGAGAACCCCGATGACCGCCACCGCCACCACCTTCCGCACCGAGCTGGCCCTCCTGACGGCCCACGTCGAGCTGACGAACTTCTCCTCGGTCGCGCTGGCCGACCTGGCGGCCTCGCTGGGCCGCATCGAGGACGCGATCACCGAGGCCCTGGCGACCGCGACCCTGGACGCCGAGGCGACCGAGACGGCCACCGCCACCCGCGACCTCGCGGTGGAGGCCGCCGCCCGGCTCCGCAAGCTCCTGATCCGCAACCGCACCTCCGAGATCCGGGCGTACAACGCGGCGAAGCACCTGGCGCCCATCGCGAACCTGCTGGTGCGCCTGCTGCCCGCCCTGGACGTGCTGCCCACCCCGGCGCCCGCCAAGGCCACCAAGGAGCCCCGCGTGAAGGCCGAGGGCGAGGCCAAGTGGCACTACCCCCAGGCGTACAAGCTGGAGGCCGGGCAGGTCTGGGAGGGCGTGCTGCGGGGCAAGCCCTGCGCCGAGGCCTGCCGGCACATCCTCGACGTCCGCAAGGGCCGCGTCTACTTCAAGGACGGCACGGGCGCCGAGCGCAACACCCTGGTCCTGGCCTTCCGCAAGTGGATCGAGACGGGCCACGCGATGGAGACGTCGGCCGAGGGCGACAACGCCCAGCGCGGCGCCGGGCGCGGCCAGGGCTGCGTTCGCCAGGCGGCCTAAGGGCCGCCACCCCCACCCCACCCCCACCCCGAGCAGGAGAACCCCCATGATCGCCATCAACCGCACCGAGCACGCCGTCCTCCGCGCCATCGCCCTCCACAGCGGCCTGCTGCGCCGCCTCGACCTGGCCTACCTCCTGGTGGGCGCCCACCGCCCCCTGCGGACCCCCCGCCCCGAGGTCGAGGCGGTGGTCGCCACCTCCCCCCTGTTCGGGGCGCTCCCCGAGGGCCTGGAGGACGACGGCGACGGCGACTTCAGCCCCAGCACCGACTGGCTCAACGACACGCTGAGCCCCGCCCTGCACGTCCTCCAGGCCGAGGGCCTGGTGATGCGCCACCTGTGGGTGCCGACCCCGACGTGGGAGATCACCGAGCGCGGGCGCCGCGTCCTGGCCGAGTTCGAGGCGGCCGCGTGATGGCCGCCGAGCGCGAGGCGGTGAAGTGCCTGCGATGCCGAGGCACCGGGCGCGTGCCCTACCGCCGGGATTGCGGGATGTGCTACCGCTGCCACGGCACCGGGTCGCACCCGCCGGTCGTGGTGAAGCCCACGAAGGCCCCGCCCCCGATGAGGCGCGTCGGCGTGAAGCCCCCGGCGCCCGGTGAAGAACTGCTGTTCTAGGAGATACACCCGTGAGCACCCACCGCCCCCCCCGCACCCTGGCCGAGCTGCGCGCCCTCCCCTTCATCGGGGAGGTGACGCGGGAGGGCCACGACGGAGACGTCTGGGGCGCCGACCTCGACCTCCGGTGGCTCCCCCCGGACTGGCTCCACGGTGACGTCGGCTCGATCCTGTACGGCGGCACGGTGGGCGACCTGCTCCGCACCCTGCGCCACGACGTCTGGCCCTACCTCCGCAACCCCGAGACCGGCGAGCCGGTCAGCCCCACCCCCCGCCCCTGGTAGCCACAAGGAGAACCCCGATGACCCCCGAGTACCACGCCGTCGCCTCCACCCTGGGCGCGATCCCACCCGCCCAGCGGGACCGCCTCACCACCTGGCTGTGGCAGCACGTCGGCCCGTTCGACACCTGGACCCCCGAGGCGCTGGACGCCGCCCTCCAGGCCGTCACCTAGACCCCCTGTCGAGCGCCGCCGGGCCAGGCCTTCCGGCGACCCGCGCTCCCCACCCCAGGCCCCACAAGGAGAACACCCCCATGTCCCACGAAGTCGAGACGATGTTCAGCGGCTCCAACCAGCGCCCCTGGCACGGCCTGGGCACCATCCTCCCCGGTCGCCTCACCACCGCCGAGGCCATCGTGGCCGCCGGGCTCGACTGGAGCGTCGAGCTGCACGAGGTCCAGGCCAAGATGCCCGACGGCACCCTGCTCCCCGTGCCCGACCGCCGGGCGGTGGTGCGCGACACCGACCGCCGGGTGCTCGGCACCGTGGGCCTCGGGTACAGCCCGCTCCAGAACCGCGACGCCTTCGCCATCGTGGAGCCCCTGGTGGCCGCCTCGGAGGGCGTGTGGGAGACGGCCGGGTCGCTGTGGGGTGGCCGCGCCGTGTGGGCGCTCGCCAAGCTCCCCGGCGAGATCGTGGTGCGGCGGCCGGGCGGCATCGAGGACCCCGTGAAGGGCTACCTGCTCGTGACCAACCGCCACGACGGCACCCAGGCGGTGCAGATCAAGCTGACGCCCATCCGGGTGGTGTGCCGCAACACCCTGGGCCAGGCCCTGGTGGGCGGCTCGCTCAACATTCGGCACACCGCCGGGGTGGTGGAGCGGGTGCGCGACGCCAGCGAGCAGCTGGGCCTGGTGAACAAGCTGACCGCCGAGCTGGGCGAGGCGTTCAACGCGATGGCCGCCACGAACCTGACGGACGCCCAGGCCCTCACCTACTTCCGCCGCACCCTGCGCGAGTGGGCCACCCCGGTGGAGCTCTCGGAGGAGGACGCGGTGCGCGACGACGTGGAGACGGTCGAGTCCCTGTCCCGGCGGCTGAACAAGGTGCTGGACCTGTACGAGTCGGGCCGGGGCGCCGAGCTGAGCCGGGGCACGGCCTGGGGCGCGTACAACGCCGTGACCGAGCTGATCGACCACGAAACCGGCTACCGCTCGGACGACGGCCGCGTGGCGAACGTGCTCCTGTCGGGCGACGGGCACGCCACCAAGGCCAGGGCCTACCGCAACGCGATCCAGCTGGCCGCCCGCTGACCCGGCGCCCTGGAGCCCCGCCCACCCGGCGGGGCTCTTTGTTTGTGACATGGGCGTGCTGTTGCTCGATGAGCTGCCGGAATTTCGGCGGGACGTGCTGGAGCTGCTGCGGCAGCCCATGGAGGACGGGCGCGTCACGCTGAGTCGGGCGCAGGCTTGCTTCACCTTCCCCGCGG